AGGACGCACCCGTTTCAACAACACTGTTGGTTTTGACGCTGCACCGCAGTTAGCGCAGCTGGCCTCCAGGGTGCCAATCCCATTTGGCCGATACGAGCAGAACAGCCTCGACGACCCTATTGATGCTGAAACGGATCTCGGCACTACCGGCTATCCAAGCGGCGGCTTCATCGTTGAGCCTTTGCTGGTCTGGTCGCGGATGCTGTCAAACGGCAGTTTCCAGAGCCTCAAGATCAAGTGTGTGGTCGGCCAATCCGGTATGGATACCGCGCCAACGCCTGACGCAATCATGCTCGGCGGCCAGCCAATCAAATCGTTTTACGAGCCCAACTATGCGGTGTGGTGGGCATCCCGCGCTGGCGACAACCGACTTTTGCCCAGTGACATCATTGCGGGCGATGCAGCACCACAAGGTGAGTGGAACGTACCAACGCTGAGCGGTGACTATCAGCCGGGATTCAGTGCGGCTTACAGCCCAAGCAATGCGACTGACTTTGGGGTTTACGACAGTATTCCAAACGGTGGGCACTGGCGCGTGAACTGGCGTGTTGTCAGTATTTTGCAGCGATCAGGTCCTGACGATCCAGGGGGTCGGAAAGGGGCAGAGATTGACAAGATCGCCGGAAAAAATGGTGGCCGTGGGATGGAGGGCACTGGCAGGTGGTATTCCACTTGGTGCGGACTGACAAAACACAACGGCCAAGGCGGAGAGCTGCCTGAGGTGGTGATTGCAAGCGTTGGTGACACGTTCACCTATGAAATCCGAGGCAATCAAATTGACGGTGATGACATCGACCTGGATTCCGAGGACACAGGTGTAACAGGTGAAGATGTCAACAATCAAATGAATAGCATTCGCGAGCGCACTGATGAGTTGCTGCAGACGAACGAGGTATTTATATGCAATCGCACCATGATGAAGGTGAAGAATCGACCTAACACGGTTTTCGATTCTGAAGATGCGCAGGACATGACATACGAGCTAGAGGTTATTGGTTTTGTCAGCCAGAACAAAGAAGTCGGTCTATCTGGTACTAAAGCAATCACCCGCCCTGTTGTGTTTGAAGGCGGTGAAGGCATGGACAACGACTATGCCAAGAGCACTTCCTGGTATCCGCTGCACAAAGTTGATATTGGGGAAGTTTCTAACACAAGACCTACAGAAGTCACTGAGCTGGGCATCCGCAGTCAGGTGTGGAATCAAGCCAACAGTCTCTGCAACTTTGCTTCTATACCAACCCCTGAAAGGTTGGAGGAGTACAACGAAGATCAGTACGAAATTACATCCGGCAACATGAGCAAATACATGTATCGGACAAGCTTTTTTGTTTTAGGTGTCCGCCCTGTCAGTGGAGCGGCGGGCTTAGATGCAGATGGAAATGATTCAAGCGATTCTGATGAAACTTTTGACGGGTTTGACACAATTAACGGCTGCCTATTTGCAGTTCGCGGAAACCAGCCCATCAACCAGTACAACTATATTCGTGTTTATCACCCGTCAAAAACACAATACGAATTTAGATTGATACCCAAAGACGCTTGCAACGTCCACAGATATGAAAGTTTTGCTGGTTCCGGCCAGCAGATTTATGTTCTCGACGCGATTGGTGATCCAGAAAGTTACTCAGAGACTCTGACTCACTACGGCACTTTCAGATTACAGTTCAACGCTATTCAGCTGTCGACTGACAAGCTATTTCAGCTACCTGAAATGACTACTGAAAGGCGCACCGAGGGCGGTGGCCAAAGATGTGATGTAGATAGTTTTGCTTTGGAAGGTCAAGCAAATTCAAATGGCGACATCGGCGCACTCGGCGGCGGCTACCAGCAGGGCTACTACGAGCAAATACTTGGCCAGCTAAAAGAGCCCGGAGCGCCTATGGGTGAAGGCGACCGCAAGCAATTTGGGGAAACAGTTTCTGAAGAGTTTGAGTTCTGCGATAAGGGGCTGTGCTTTACCTGCAAAATGACTGGCACGGTGATGGATTATCAGTCAGATCAGTCTTTTGTTGACCGCAATGGCACCGGCAAAGCTTGGGGTGGGATAAGCGTCGAAATTCTTAGTTACGAAATAGATCCTTCATATGACTGGGGCGACGATCCACCAAGTGCTGATGATGCTTTTGAGTCTGGCCAAACTTATATGGACACCCAAAAGATGACCAAAGGGTGGTATCCATACCAGTTCAATATTGAGAATGAGGATGCTTATTATGTTTACAGGGCCGACAAGACTTGTTTTGATATTCCGGTTCGTGAAGTAGGCGGTCGAAACTTTGAGCTGTTTTCTCAAATCAAAGAAATAAGCGGCTACACCGAGAAAACCGCAAGCTGCAACAACGGACCTGAGCACAGCATTGTCTACATCTCAGAAAGTCAAGACGACAACAGCCTTGCTACCTATAACCAGCTTTCAATGCTGGGCATCAAGCTGCGAACGCTGAATCAGGTTGCCACGTTCCAGCAGCCGCAAATTTATTTCAAGAACGGCGTCACTGTGGAGCGGTTGGCTGAAGACGATACTGGGCCATCAAATAACTTCGCTGATGCTCTGTATTTTTTACTGACTCGGCAAGGTGCAGGGCTAGGGCAAGAACTTTCTGACCGGTTGGTTGACAAGGACAGTTTTATCGACGCGGCAAAGTTTATGGAAACCACACGGCTGCGTTTTGATGGTGCGATTACAGACCTTGTCAACCTGCGCAGCTTTGCCACCCAGCTAGCACCGCTTTACCTGTGCAACTTCATTATCAAAAACGGCAAGTTTGCGCTGGTCCCTGCCATCCCAACTGACAGCTCTGGGGCGATGCAGAAAACCCCCACGATCAGCCAATACTTCAATGACTCCAACATCATTGATGGAAGTTTTGAGTTCAACTACCTCGACCAGCAAGACCGTCAGGACTTTCGGGCTGTAATCGAGTACCGCGACCTGCCGGTGAACGGCCTGGTCGAGAAGCGAACCATGATGGTCAAGTGGAAGGATGAGCTTGGTACGCCTCCCGCGCAAGAAGCTATTGACGGCAGTCAGTACATCAGCCGTCGTGGTCATGCCTTCATTGCAGCGCGTTACCTGCTGAGCATCAGGCGGCGCATTGACCACACCGTGCAGTTCAAAACGCTTCCGCAAGGTATCGGCATTGAGCCAGGCGATTACATCAAGATCACATCTGAGATCGCGCCAGTCGAGACCGTCCGCAATGTGGTTGTGCGTGCTGACCTGACGCTGTTATCAGCGACTTCTTTCGCAGATGGTGATTATGAGGCAGGCGTTTACAGGCAGGGTTCTGAAGGAGCAATAAGGGAAACGATCACGGTTGCTGACGGCAAGGTGACAGACCCAACGCTTGCCAATGCACTGATGAACATCCCATCAGTGGCGCGTCGAGGTGGTGTTTATCAGATCGAGAAGATTGCGTTGGAGGAAGACGGCCTGGTTTCCATCACAGCTAGTCACCATCCAGTCTTTGCTGATGGCGCGACAGATGAAGAGGGCAACGACATTTCTGGGCAGAGTAAAATCGTTAATGACATCCTTCACGCCAACCGCTACGTGAAATTCGAGGTGCTGGAATGACTACCGCTTTTCCTGCGCTTGTTCCTTCAGGTCGTTCTTTTAACGCTGGCAATTTCCCGGTCAAAACCTACGCAGCGCAAGACGGCGGAGAGGTTCGCATCTTGTACGGAAGCAAGCGTGTAGGCATGACGCTGCAGCTGACCTATCAGAACATTGCTGACGCAAACGCAGAAAAATTCATTGACCATTTTCATGAGATGAAGGGGACTTATAACCGCTTCACCATCGGCACAGAATCGCGTGATGGCTGGGGTTCAGACGATAAATGGCTAGGTGCTGTTGAGTGGGGCAGTCAGTGGAGGTACGCCCAATCGCCGCAGCTACAGTCGGTCTATCCAGGCATTTCGACTGTCACCGTCAACTTGATCGCCGCGCTTAGTTAGGTATGACTTTTTACTCAGGACAAAACGGGCAGATGCAGATTGAGAATTCTTCGGGGACTTTTGTCACTCTTGCCAAGGTTACGAACTGGTCAATATCAAGCAGCCAATCGCCACTCCAGACAACAACGCTTCAAGATACTGACGCGACTTATATCAATGGGATCCGCAGTACCACCGGCTCTTGCCGTCTGTACTACTACGACGATGGAACAACCAACAGCTGTAGCACTTTGGTCAAAAAGCTGATCAAAGCACGAGACACAGGCGAGGTGGGCGTGGCAACCGAGCCAGAAAACGTGACGTTCAAGCTGCAGGTGTTGGATGGGACGACCACACCAAAACAGATTGAAGTCGAGGCGCTGTTGACATCTGCCTCAATGTCGATGGCAGTTGGTGAAGTGCTGGCTGCTGATGTGGCGTTCCAGGTCAACGGCGCACCCAAAAGCGTGACGATATGAGCGTCTATCTAGGTAATTCAGGCGGCGTCAAGATCCGTAGAACTGGCGAGCCCTACCAGTGCGCTCTGTTGAAGGCTGATGTGGATGCAGCGCAAAAGCGATTAAGCATTGACTTTGATCCTGAGTACGACTCACCACGCCCAAGCCCTTTAATCACTGGCGATCAGGTTGAGTTCAGCTCTGCCGATGGATCGACTGACCTGGAGCTTGTCGACGGGTTGACTGACACCGATGTCACGCGGTGGGTGCATGTCGATCAAGCTGGTGGCATCCGGCTTTTTGACAGCTACGCCAAGGCAGTGACTGGAGCGAAAGCAGACGCCGAAACACTGGTCACACCATCTAACGATCAAGAGATCATCGTTGACGTGCAGAACCTGCGTTACAACTGCGTGGCGCAAATGCGGACGTGGGAACTAACCACTCAGCGCGAGACAGTTGACACCAGCATTCTCGGTGAGGAATACCGGCAGTTCTATGACCAGGGGATGATTTCAGGTCAAGGCACTATTACCGCCATCTGGGATTACAAATGCACGCCTTGTGATGACGACTTCGATTCCGATGCCGAGCTAGCCAACTACTTCAGCCAACTCGTCATTAGGTTCCGCGAAGGAAGCAAATTCCAGGCTGCATTCACTGTCTTCTGCGGCGAAGACGAGTCGGTCTACTACGAGTGCGACTGCATTTGCACCAGTGTTGGCATGAACTTCTCGCCGGGTCAGGTGATTGACTCGACAATCCAATTCATCACTACTGGTCAGATAGCGTTGAAACAGGGAGTGCCGCCGTCGTATTTGCTGCTTCAGAGTTCAAGCGAGATTCTGCTGGAGACACCGCCGGGCGCAATTGAGCTGGAATTTGATGAGTAAAATCCAGGTAGCACCCTGCATTAAGCACAGTGGCGGATAAGAAAATCAGCGAGTTGACCGCCCTGACTGGTGCGCTCAACACAGCCGACGCCTTGGCAATCGTCGACGACTCAGCAAGCCAGACGAAAAAGATTTCACCAAAAGAGCTGCTGGAGCGTTCGTTCATCCTGATTGATGACGACAGCATTCCAGCTGCAAAGGTTGACGGGCTAGCCATTGCAGATGGCAGCGTCACCACCGCAAAGCTGGCTGATAGTTCCGTCACAGCGGCCAAGCTGGCAAACAACAGCAGCGGCGTTGTCGGCAGCACGCTTCCTGGATCTGGCGTCCGCGTCGGACAAGTCGCACTAGAGACAACAGGTGGGAAGTTTTATTGCTGGGACGGCAGTCAGTGGGTAGCCGTCAAAGCAGCTGGCAGCGTCAACACCATCACGACGACAACTGGCGGGTTGTTGGAAGTTGTCATCACCCAAACGGGTGACTCAGTCAACATCATTGTTGAGCACGCCGACACGACAGGCGCAGCGCAGTTTTTAGCCGGGCCAACAGCAGCAGCTGGAGCGGTTAGTGCTCGCGTCATCATTGGCGACGACCTGCCAACAGCTGGCGCAAGTACCAAGGGCGCAGTCACTGTCACTGGTGACGGCCTGCGTGTTGACGGCGACCACCTTGAGATCGACAACGACATCAGCCCCAGCAATGGCTTTCAACTGGGTGAGTTCAACAGCAAGGGTCTAGCAATTGACACCCGAGCTATTGCAGCGGCTGACCTGCCGATCGCTACCGACACCACAAACGGTGTGGTCAAGCCAGGCGCTGACTTGGGCGTGTCAGCCGATGGAACGATCAACCCGATCGACCGCATGGCGGGCGGCACTTACACCAAGCTGACCGTCAACAACGCAGGCATCGCAACTGCTGGTTCGGTCTTGTCGGCATCGGACATTCCTGATCTTTCTGCAGATCAAATCACCAGCGGTCAGCTACCACCGAGTGTCATCGGTGATCGGAGTATCACTGAGATCAAGCTTGCCGATTACTCAACCTGCCTTGTCCAAGAAGGCGCTCCATCGGGGGATTACAAACTCGGTCAGTTGTGGTTCACGCCCAGCACGTCCCAGCTGCGTGTGTACGGGCGAGGCAGTTCAGGCGACCTATGGCTGAGTGTGGGCTTCGGGGCACTTCAGGCTCAGAACCTGCGCTGGGCTGGCACGGTGAACGCCGACACCTCAACGATTACAACACTGACCGACATCGGTATTTCGGAAGGTCTGACAGCGGGAGGCCCGATTCCAACACCATCCGATGAACTGTCCGGGCTGTATTTCGTTGTCGACACGGCTGGATCGTCGATCACGATTCCAAATGTCAACGGCGATCTTTGCACCGAAGGCGATTGGATCCTCTACATCGATCAGGCGCAAGGCGCTATCCATCTAGATATTTCAGCAGGTGGTGGCGGAGGTGGTGGGGGAGCGTCCAAGCTCAATGACTTGACTGACGTTGACCTGAATACGGTCGAAGACGATCAGCTGCTGCAATACGACTCCATTACCGGTATGTGGAAGAACGTGTCGCTCATTTCAGGAGGAACTTTCTAAGCCGATTAAACTGAAGACACCACCTGGACAGGTGGGATCTTTGCTGCACAGCAATGGCAAACACCATTCAGCTACGGAACTCGGTCGTCAAGGACAAGACGCCGCTTCCTTCAGAACTGGTTATCGGGGAGGTTTGCGTTGGAGCGCACCCCGATTCACCGATGTTGCTGTTTAAGGACAGCAGCGACAACATCATCAAGATTGAGCCCGGCAGCGGAGTAACACCTGGGCCGGACGCACCAGATTCACCAAGTGCTGGTGACCTCTGGTTTGATACTGATACAAGCCTTCTCTATTACTACAACGGCACTGACTGGGTCGAGCTAGGTACAGCAGGTGATTCACCAGTCATCAGTGTCAACGGCAAGGTCGGTGCAGTTGTCCTCACCGCTGCTGATGTTGGTGCGGTCACGATTGGTGATGTCAACCCGACTTACTTTGCCAATCAGGCGGCATTCCCAGATGCTTCGTCATCTGCAGTGCATGGCGGTGTGGCTCATTCGCACGCTGATGGGGCAATGTTCTTTGCCCATGACGGGGTGTGGACTGAGCTGGCCAAAAATGA